TCACCTTCTTTATACATCAAGACAGGAGTAAAAGAGTTAGGCATAGCAAAAGAAAAACCTGCCATGTATTTATTAAAGTCAAACTCAGCTTGCGTAGGATCGTTTTCTCTAACTACACCACCTTCATCATAACCTGCATTACCCATAGCAACAGGTGCACCTTGCTGATACATCATCTGCTGTTGTTGGTACGGATCAGGCATTGTAGACTGTGTAGGTTGCCCTGTAATGAAGCCACCTACTGCAGCACCAATTGAGTCTAGCTCTGCCATTTCTTCAGGTGTAAGATCATTATCGTTAGCAGGTACAGGTTGACCACCTATGCGTCCTTCTGCATCCATACGAGCTAATTCCATCTTAGCATTTTCTCGTAAGTCTTCAAAGAACTTCATGCCATAAAAACGAAGAACATCAGCAGGTACTACATATTCACCCTCACTTAGCTGTGCAGGAATGTCATCTCGTACTTCTTCAGGTAAAGAGCCTGGAGGTACTTCATTGCCTGATACTGGGTCTACATCAACTTCATCAGCCATAAATGCCAATACCATCTGTTTGTCTTCATTTGTTGCCATTAACTTTATCCCTCAAATATTTTAGTCTTCGTAATGTAGAGATTGAACCTTGGCAACGATGTAAGTCTATTGCCACCTCTGACTGCTCTAGTCTTCTTTGTTGCTCAAGAATTAAAATATCTAGTTCTTCACAGAATGAATCCCACTCTGCTTTATTGTTTACAAAAGCCTTAAGCGACATTACTACTAAATCCTTGTTCACCTGGAACTGGGGCTGTTCCTGTACCTATGTTTCCACCTCCTGCTCCTGTCGGGTCTTGTACGTCTGCACCTGCAGGTGGTGCACCTTCTTCAGGAGGAGCTTGTTGTTGTTCAGGTGTTGGCATAGGTTGTTGGAAAGCTTTCATTATCTCAGCTTGTATTGCTGCGTCTGCCATAGAGTTTGTAACTTTGTCAGGGTCTAGATCCATGCTCTTAGCGATCTCTCGTACAATGTAATCCATCTTAGCAAAGGGTGCTAACATTGGGTTAGAAGCTACCTGTAAGAATTGCATCAAGCGTTGGCTGCGTACTTCGTTAGCCATGAGGCTTTCAGTACCGTTAGCTTTTACTTCTAAGTCACCACGTATACCTTCATCAAAGTCAAACTGCATGTTGAACGCAAAGAACGCTCTACCTATAGGTGCTAGAAGATAATCATCTACGTTCTTTACAACAGTCCTGATACTACCGTTGGCAGCAGACATAAGCATACTAATACCAGAAGCAGTACGACCCACACCCGAAACGCCTGTTTGACCATGAGCGAAAGATGGGAAACCAGTTGATTCATCTGCTAATACCCTTGCCTTATCAAATAGCTGCATGTTCTCACCTGCAACGTTTGGAAACTTAGTGCCAAAGATAGCTTGTCCAGGCGCACCGCCCTGTCTACGAAAGACCTTCCCAGGATACACGCTCATGTCCTGACCGGGCACTAGATTAGTTTCGTCTATCTCAATCAGAAGATTACCAGATAATACAGCATTGTCAACAGCCATTCGCATGAAACCGTTCATTAGGGTCTGTGTATCATCCATGTTCTCAGCTATACCTACACCAAAGAAGCTATAGGGGTTATGCTCATAGGGTACTGCATAGTAAGGAATACGTGCAGGTTTGAATGGGTTAAGCACACAACGAACTACCTTACCGTTAACTGTCCATATGTTAGCACTTACTTCATCTAAGTCCTTCATATCAGCAGGTATCTTAATGCCGTTCTCTTCTAGGATGTCTGTATCTACGTAGCCCCAGAACTCTAGAACTTGCCAACGCTCTGTATCTGTAGGAGCAGTGTCATCATCCTCCATCTTCATTTCCCAATGCTTACGCACATAGTCTGGACCTGAGTCTATCGCATTCTCAATAGATTCATCAATGAAGTAAGGTCTACCTTTCAATGCACGTAACTGATTGCGAGACATCTTGTGTCTTTCAATTACGTACTCTGCATCATCCATAGAGGAAGCAACAGGGTCAGGGTAGAAGTTCCATACACTTACATGATTAGTAGATGGTACAGTCTTAATAAGAGGGTCATACTCACCATCCTCATTCCAGTTAGGATACTCTTTATCTACAGCGAATGGGCCTTTCATTACACCTGTGCCTAGCAACGCCATCTCAAAAGCCATGCTTCGTAGGTATTTAGATGCACCACTTTCGTTTAGCTGATCGTGTATTTTCTTTTCCATCTTCTTGGCTGCTATCATAGCAGGATGAAATGATACACTTGTGGGTGTACTACCGTCACCTTCTATTATCTTTTCAGATACTGGACCTACTTTATCTTCTACTGGCCCTAGCTTACGTCTAAGATCAGACATAGTTTCGCCTGGCTTTAACTCAGTGTCTGGTCCTATAAGGTATGGCTTTGTCGTTTCTTTTGTGAATGAATCACGAAGTGTATCCATAGCCTTGTCAGCATTTGGATCAATGTTAATATGAACAGCCTCAGCTACACCGTCAGGTAAAACAGATGGGTTGATTGTAAGAGGGAACTTATTGTTACCAAATAGTACATCTACAATTTGTCCGTATGCTGCTAGTGTTTTAGTCTTAGTAACCTTAACAAATACTTTTGACTTTTCAGTAGAAGTAAACTGTACATCTGGCCCATACACACCACGATAATTTCTGTAAGCTCTTAGCCACCGTTCTTCATCAGCGTTACGAGCATCCTCTGCACGTTTGAAACGATCATTTACAAATGTAACTACATTGCTTACATTTTCAAAGAGAGTGTCTTCTTGCCCCTCTGCTGCTACTACATCATCTGTCTCAAATGCTAGATCATCTATTTCAGCCATTATCGGTCATCCTTATTAAAGCAATCAAATTGTAAACCATAGTACTCGTTAGTTTCAAACTTTTCCCAGTTAGAGTTTTTTACAATCTGTTCGCATTGTTCTTTAGTGAATAGTTCTTGCATAACATATTGATTACCTGTGTATAGCCACTCTTTTCCAGTGCTGCCCCACATACTTATTACAACTACAAATGTTTTCATTCTTAGTACCCAAAGGTAGAGTCTGACATTTGAAAGCCAGAGTTTTGTGTGGCAGGGTTATAGTCCCATATAGAACTTCTTGGTCTTGTCATTATACCGTAACGTAGTGCGTCATACAAGTGATCTTCAGAGTGAGTGTCCACATCTTCAGGGTTTTTCTTGTCTAGCGGAATCGCAGGGATTTGCGCTATGCTATTCGTGCAGGTGGAAAAGAACACAAGCCTTGGCTCTTCGGTGAACTCATCCACCTGCAACCTACGGTGTATCTCGTTCTTACCTGCAACCCTAGATCCACGAGAGCGATCAGAAGGACGCCAACGGCAACCCTTCATGTTCATTTGCTCTGCTAGTGATGGGCCAGTATCACCTCTTTTATGCCAGAGGGATGAATCTAGTACACCGTATCTTATAGTACCATCTTCAGCCTCTGCCTCTAGTATCATATCTGCTAGATCAGTAGCTGTAACTTTAGAACAATAAAGCTCTCTGTAAACAACCAGTTGTTCACTTGGTGATACAGCGAACCAGAGTACTCCAGTGTAGGAGCCGTAACCATAGTCGCAAGCTCTAAACTTAGCCCATCCACTAGGTATGTCGATAGGTTCCACAACGTGTATGTTTCTGTTAAATTCAGGAAACGCTGCCCCTTCGTTAATATCCCAGTTACCTTCTAGTAACTGCTTTCTCTGGTGCTCAGGCAATGATAGTAGCATTGCTTCGTAGTCACCACTGTCTGCTAGGTATGGATTGTCAAACAAACTAGCAGGTATAAACCTACGCCTAAATAAGGGTTCACCTTCACGGCTATGCCCTCTAGGGAATCTTATAGTGTCACCTGTCTCAATGTTCGTTGCCCAGAAAGGCTCACCTGCAGGAGCAGGATCAATAAACATTTTCTTTACCCACTGGTGTCCGTTACCGCCAGGGTTAGTAGTTCCCCTCATGTACAAACCTAGTTGAGAACTAGATGCTGAACGAAGTCGTGATCTCATGTAATCCCAAGCATAACTGGAAGGCCACTGTGTAAGTTCGTCAAAGCCGATCCAATTAAACGCCTGTCCTTGGTATCGTGTTACGTCCATGTCTTTATCTAAGTAGGACATCCACAGTCTGCCACCTCTAGGTGCAATCCACTGTGACTTACGTTCACTCCACTTGATACCAGGTATTGCTTTAGGGTAAAGTTCTTGACTCTTCTGTATAAGTTCCCTAAGTTCTTCCGTAGTATGTCGGACTAGTAGACCACTAAAGTTTGGATCGTTCAAACCGTGAAGTGGGTCAGCAAGCATCGCAAAACTTTTACCACCACCTGCTGCCCCACCATACAAGACTTCTCTTTCAGATGCGGATAAGAAGCTTGTCTGTGGCCCTGGGTTTGGTTTAAACACTACCTCTTGGGCAAGGTCAACATCAAACTCAGGTGCTTTTACTTCTGCTGCTACAACTTGTACTTCAGGCTCTGGCTTCGCTTGACTTGTTTGTGTAGGCTCCAATACATTCTTCTTCGAGCTTTTGGATCTCTTGTAGCGTTTCTTGGAGCCTTTTGGCAAGCTTGCGTTTAATTGTAGCTGCTTTCTTACGTTTTCGCTCAATGTCTACCCTTTTCTTTAGCCCTGCGTCAGATATGTATCTACCTGTTTGTTTTGTTAGCCACAGTGCTACTTCTCTATAAGAGTACTGCATGAGATGTTTCTTTGCAAGTTCTAAGGCTTCTAGCTCTGTGATGACAGGTTGAAGTATTTTATCATTATCTGGATCAACTTCGTAACCAAAAGGTATTGTTCTAGTTACTCTAGCTATTATGTGCCAGTCTCTTTCTGCACCCTTGTGTGGTCTAGGTAGTTCCCAATATCCAAGGGATTCACGGTTTACACTTATTCGTTTGTTCCTTCTTTAGATGGTAGTATAAATACGCCACCGCTAGATGACGATACGTCTACTCTATCTACCTTACCAAGCCCTGCTCTGTCAAGCAAGTCTTTAGCTGCAGACATCTTATCTCGTATGCCTAGCTCTGTTGGATCACTCAGTGCACCCACCATAGCCATTGCAGCTTTAGGTGCTGTACGTGCAAAGTAACTACGTGTACGATCACCTATCTCATCTTTCAACGACTCAACAATGGCGGTAGTGCTAGACTGTTCACCATATCCTGATAGCCTCTTAGCTTGTACAACATCACCCCCTGCTTCTTCAAACAAGACTTCAAGGAACTTCTGTTGTTTTTCTGTTAGGTTTCTAGACATTTATGCCACCATGTAAATTACAAATCCGAATATACTAAAGCCTACAGTTAAAAGCAAACCTGTTACGCCCCAAGTTACAATAGCTTCTTGCATTTCAGCTTTACGGTATTCTTGTTCTTTCTTTTGTTTGCGTATCTTACCTTCAGTAGCTACAAGCTCATCCCAAGCAGATGGCCCCATACTAAAGCTAATCCAGTCTTTTAACTCTTGCCTCATAGAATCTGCTTTTCTTTTAGCAGTAAATATAGCTAAGGCATCTGCTTCAACAGAACCCCCATTCAATGCTTTCCACCAAGGAGGGTTCTTGTTTTTCTGTTCAGCGTAGGCTAGATCACTCATGCAACCTGCCCATTGGGTCAACTGTCCTGACATAGCTTGTAGGTCTTTACCTACTTGAAAGCCTTTCTTCAACGCATTGAAAGCTACGGTTGCACCACCGATGATTGTTACTGGGTCCACGAGCCTCCTCCAAAAGTACTCCTAGTATCATTAAAGAACTGATTGTATTTTTCAAAGAGCTTTACCTGTTAGTATAACTCTCTCTATATCATACCTGTTAATACCTAAGTCTTGTAGCTCTCTGTCAGTCATTTTGTAAAGTTGCAAACGTGCAATCCTACGTCTAGCTGATTCTGTCCTTGCTTGTATTATCCTGTTAAATAATTGTCTTATCATTTTATGTATTATCCTTATGTTAACCCATTTCTTTTTGGGCATACATAGTTATACATAAATGTTGTTAGGTTAGTAGAGATAATACGGAATAGCCGTTATGACTTTCCTTTGACTTTCTTAACCATCTTAGTTGTCCAAGCTTCGTTCTCTGGCGTATCAGGATCGTCTTTGATGTAGTGACCCTTATCGTTACGAGCACGTACCTCTACTTCTTCCATCTCTTCATCTGATACAACAGGCTCTGCTTTCTTTACTGCTTTCTTCTTCGCTGCAGGTTTAGCTTCTGCTTGTCTACACAACTCAGTTACGTTAGGATCTTTGCATTGAACATTGCCGTAGGCATCTTCTGCTGCTGATTGGTTTCCCATAGAGTCACGAACACAGCCACTTTCTTCAACAGTGTAGCCGTTAGCTTCTAGTACATCTCTGTACTGTTCATAAAATTTAGCCATTACTTACTTTTCTTCATTGGACGTTCTGCTTTCATAGAGGCTCCACAGTTAGCCATACCGCCAACTGAATAACCCATCTTCTTTTTGGAGGACATACCACCGTCCATCATACCCATGTCTTTCTTCTTACCAGAAGACATACCGCCATACATGTAACCCATCTTCTTAGCTACACCAGGAGCTTCCTTCTTCAAAGCTTTCATTCCCTCATTCATCTTTTTCATTTCTTCTTTCCCTTTGCTTTTTTCTTTGCTGCTTCACTTAGATCATTAAGGTGAAACAATTGTTTACTATTTTTACCGTGTGTTTTACCTGAGTGTGCTTGACCATTAGGCATTTTATGCATTGCGCCTTTATGCTCAGTACCGTCCTTAAAATAATGTTTAACACCTTTTGCCATTATGTCCTGTACTTTCTTACTTTGGTTGCGACTTTTTTAGGTTGAGGTACATGCTGCTTACCTGCCTTCGTGCCTTTTCGTTTAGCTCTGGTTGTAGCGGCATACTCACTGCTGCTAAGAGACTTAATAGCCTTATCAGGGAGATAACGCTCCCCAGTCTTAGCACTAGGCTTACCACTCTTGGTACGCCATTTCTGATCACCCCACTTCTTCAATGACTTCTGTGGTGCTTTCATCTACTTAACAGCAATCACAATCTGGGTGACATTTACGATTGATAATCGCACACCACAATCTTTTTATATATCTTCTCACGATTTGTATCCTCCACCTTTTGCTTTATATTGCTTGGCAACCATCTGCGCTTTACGTGCTGACCATTGTCCAGGCTTTCCACCTTTACTACCTGCTTTGACTTTTGATACGAGATTCTTACGCATAGTCGGTTTGGTATAATTATTAGATGCATTTACTACCATGCCTTACAACTCCAATATCTTGCAGTGAACTTATCTGTAGCTGTATCACAATTGTGTCTAGCCCTGAAGCTCTTACGTCTTGCAGGTTGATCTTTCTTGATACTCATATTAGGATCACCGAAACGAACTACCTTTACTTGGTCATCCTTCTTAGCTAGTACAGCACTCTTCTTAGATGCACCTGGTGTCTTCTTAGGTTTGTTGTACCCCGGATAAGTTTCACCACGATACTTTAAACCACCACTGGGTAGACGCTCTACATCTTTAGTCGTTGCCATCTTTGTTAATCCCTTGGGTCTAACATATTTATGTGGTCACGGTTCATAAACTTCATAGTGTTCTCTAGCAGAGCTAGTCTTTGTTGTAGGGCAGTGATCTTGCTTATCGTAAGAGCCAGACCTTCTGTTTCTTCCCATAGCTCTTCTATCTCAGAGAATGCACCATCTATGTAATCCATGTTGTCTAGTACATCACGCTTGAGATTAACGTTATCTTCTACAGCCATCTTACTAGCGAACTGTTTTACAGACTCTTCTAAGCTAGATATAGTAGCCGCTTGTTGCGATACCCACCACACACCACCTGCTAGTTGTGCACCCATCGCTACTACAAGTGCTATAGGTAGTTTCATATTATCCATACTCACGTTCCCTGTCTGGATCTAGTACTTCATACCGGGTTAACATACCTTCAAGATACATAGCACGTTCTACATGATCTAAGGTATACCACTCATCAGTACGATTATATATTGCTTCTCTAACGTAAAACACATCCGACTTAGGAATGTGTACCTTCCTTATAGCACGTGCATCATTGTTAGCTAACGCATCGTAGAAGTCGTGTAATACATCTTCGGATGCATATAGTTTTACTGGTTTGTTTGGCATTGTCAAGGAAAACTTTACATAAGTTAAAACAAAACAACGTGTGTAGACTACCAAGTCTAAGTACAAACTACATAGAGGAGGGAGGAGGAGACACACTGTGGTTTATATTACACACAGGTAATCTACACACGTAGCTACAAAAGTTGTATAGTTATTATATTGTTTGTAACTAATGTAAGTATAACATTAATGTTTTAACAGTGTCAATAGAAATACGGATAATTATTACTACTTTCTCTATGTTAAACATTAATGTTTAAATGACTTATGTTCAATAACCTTTATTATGTTTAACTATTC